AATTGGTGGATGGGACACCAAATACCATTGGAGCGGACACCGGGGTTGTTGCCCTGTTTGCCTGGATGGTAATTGGAGCCATTCTTTAGAAAATGAAATTAACCGGCTTCCGGGACAAAGCAAAATCCAAAATCCCCGGCTTTCCTGATATCTTAGATGAGAAGGAAATTAATGATTCCCTCGTTAGTTCCCTGGAAAGCCGGTTCTCTGAGGATTTCCCACAGGTAATAGTTTTGGATATTACCGGAGATGGAACGCAAAGATATGACGTGCCTGCTGATTGGGTAGAGGAGTTTTCTTTTATTAATGCACTGGAATTTCCGGTTGATGACATTCCACAAACATTTGTAGATAAACGCCGATATTCTGTTGATAAATTACCAAGTGGGCAAAAAATAACGCTTGTAAATATTACGCCGCCAGCTAGCGAAGAATTCAGAATAACCTATAATATACCGTGGTCTATTGCCACATTGGAAAATATTCCAAAGCACAATAACGAAAACTTTATTTTGCTGGCTGCTTCTAATCTGGCAAGGTTACTATCGGCTGCTTTTTCCAGTCATACAGACTCAAGGTTTGAGGCTGACACGGCAGACCACGCTAGTCAAGCTGAGAATTTTAAAACTATTGCTGATGATTTGTTGGAGTTATACGATAACAGTATTGGTGCTGACGAAGGGGTAAAGGCTGCTGGGAATTTCAAAACAATAAACGTTGGCTTATCGACTGGCGATAGTTTCGTTAATGCTAGAATCGGCAGAACATTATCATGATAGCTTTTGATTTTAAGGTTGATAAGAATTTTATCAAAATTGTTCGCAACCTTTCTAATCCAAGAAAAATCACACTTGACCAAATGGATGTGTTTTTTGACCGGGTTTTGCCATTCATTGAACGGCAGGCAGTTCTTAGAACTCCTGTTGGAGCTTCCAGGCGGGCAAGAAATTCAATGTTCCATGATAAGATTACCGAAGGTGACAATATGATTGGTATTGTGGCAAATTCGTCGGCTCATATTAATGCGCTTGAGGATGGCACAAAACCGCATATGCCACCAGTTAAGCCGTTGGAACGGTGGGTAAAATTTAAAAAGCTTACCATGACCGAATCACAACTAATTTCTGCATTAGCTCATGCTATTCAAAAAAGTATGGCGAAAAAAGGGAAAAAAGTTCCTTTATTTGTTCTCATGAAATGGATTCAGGACAAAAATATTACGCCGAAAAACAGACGGCAATTCGAAATAAAGTCAATAGCGTGGGCTATCGCTATGAAAATAAAAGAGGATGGTACAAAAGGCCAGGCCATTTTTTCAAGGGCTTTTCAGGCTTCACAAGGCTTTGTTAGATCTGAACAGATTAAATTAATAGAGGGTATCGGCTTAGGATTGATAAGATAATGGGTCTTCAATCTATCCATGAGGAATTACAAACCTTATTAGAAACGATCATAACAGACGGTCATGTCTACCCTTTTCCGGTTTATGATGGTGGCGATCCAGAAGTACAGCAAAATTTATTTGTAAAAAACGGATTGTTTCACTTCTGGGAGTTCAACCGGGAATCAACAAAAGAAGCTGAAGAGGATCAAATTGGAACTCATATTTTCGCACCAAAACATAAGATATTATTAAAAGGTTGGCGAGCTGTCGTTGAGGCCAAAAACACAGTGCAAACCTTTCAATTATTGGTGGAATCTGTAGCCGCATTATTCAGAGAAGAGCGAACAAAACCGCAACCATTAAATGCTACTGCCTTTTCTATTGGAGCTGTGAACGTTGATTTTGTTGACAATGAATCAGTAACCGGTACTTTTTGTCATGCAGTACAATTATCAATAACTGTAGTGGAGTGTATACAGGTATGAACAAAGAAAAAATAATTACAGTTAGTAAAACAGAATTTGATAAAATTATTGGGTGTTGCAAAATAACACCGACAGAAAAGCATCGTATGGAATCAGTGACTATTGTAGAAAATAAAATTAAATCGACAGTTGATAAACTTTTTATTTACAAAATTAAGAAAGGGTAAATTATGGCTCGTTTCCCTTTAATGATTAGCGAAATATTTGTTAAAAAAGAAATAACTTTTGGTGTTGATCCGGTAGCGACCGGCTCTAATGTTATCCGGGTAATTGAACCAGAATGGACGCCTATTGTTAATATGCAACCACAAGATTACAATAGCAGTTCTTTTGATCCTTTTCCAGAAATAGCGGGTTTCCGGCACGCTACAATTGCCTTTAAAACTATTCTAACAGGAGCGGCCGCCGCTTCCACTTCACCCCGATGGTCTGAACTATTCGAGGCGTGCGGTGTTTTGGAAACTGTAGCGGCTGATGTTCAATTCAGCCCTCTTACTCATGCAATACCATCGGTTACTGTTTCTTTCGAGAGAAAAGACACCGCTACCACGTCCAAGCGGGTTACGTTGGTTGGCTGCATTGGTACTGCCAAGTTTGTTGGCGAGGTTGGCGGCCGGGTTATCGTAGAATGGGAGTTCACTGGCGGGTTGGTTACTCACACTGACGAAACCCAAATAGGAGCGCTGGTTTTTGATGATACTCAGCCGGTCGCTTTTCAAGGGGCTATTATTACCGTTGGTGGAGTTGTTCAACAATTAAAAACTTTCGAATTCGATTTAAATAACGATATTCAACCGCTTTTTGACCCGGCGAAAGCTAACGGTGTTCTTGGCGGTGTTCTGGTTGGTAAAGATCCAACATTACAAATAGATCCGCTTGACGTTTTAGTAGCAACTTACGATTATTATGGAAAATGGATTGCTGAAACGTTAGAAGCTGGTCAGATTTTATATGGCGTTGTCAGCGGCAGACGACATACTTTTGATTTTCCAAAACTGCAAATCAGGAGCGTTGCCCCTGGTAGTCGTGAAGGTTTCGCAGTTCCAACCATTATTTATTCCCCGAAGTGGAATGCAGCGGCGGCAGATGATTTTTTCAATTTGACGCAAGATTAACAACCGTTATAATAGGAGAGCATTATGACAAAAGAATTAGTTGATTTAGGTGGGCTTTTTCACGAAGAAGGTGCGAAACCCATAGAGGAAATATTCGAGCCTGCTACCGGAATGCCTATTACTTTTTTATTGCAACCGATATCATCAACGCAGTTAGAATCCATAAGAAGTAAACACACCAACCAAAGAGGAAAAACCAACAATTTAAAAGTTGTTTGTGCTATTGCTAAAAAAATGATTGTTGGTTGGTCTGAATTTAAAATTAATGGCAAAAAAGTTCCTTATTCTCATGCAAATGTAGAAATATTAGTAACCGGTATTCCTGCAATATACCAATGGATTAATGGGAAAGCCGTTGATTTCAAAAGTACTCTTGACGAGTACGAAGAGGAAGCGGAAAAAAACTAACAGAGTGGCTTAGCTTTTATGTTAATCCACACTCTATTACATGTGAAAAATGTACCGCAGGTTTGCAATATAGCTCTTATGATTGGGAGTTATATTGTAATACTTGCCTAGTTCCTTTAATTGTTCTGTATCCGATTAATGAGCAGGTAAAAAAAGTCTTTGAACTGGTCGGTAATCAGAGATTACAAAATGGTGAATTGGATGTTGTAGCTTGCTTGAATATAATTATTTACCTATTCGAGGGCGAAGATTCCGCTTTCAAAGATTTGATATTACGGTTATTGGTCTTTTTTGATAAGACCGTCAAAAAGGTTCAACGAAAATGCCAAAAACCACAGCCGGTATCGAATTAGCCTTAACTCCAACCGGCCTCATTGATATCAAAAAGGTTGGGGATCGAATAAAACAGGTCGGCACCAAAGGAATAAAAGCCGCACGAACCGTTACAAATGGGTTTAAAAGAGTTCGCAAAGTTGTTGGTAGAGTCACAAAGACTTTTACCGGCTTCATTAAGAAATTAGCCTCACTTAAGACCGCTGTCGTCGGCTTAGTTGCCGCCGCCGGTATCATCGCTATCGGCACATCTTTTGTCAAAGTTGCTGCTGATTTCGAAACCGGCATGGCGAACGTCTCTACACTCGTGGACACCGCCGTTGTTGATATGGGCCGGTTAAAATCCGGGATTCTTGACCTTTCCGCTGAAACTGGTAGAACTGCTAAAGATTTAGCCGCTGCCGAATTTCAAGTTATTTCCTCTGGAATAAAAGCCGCTGATTCACTTACCGTTCTTGAAGCTTCCACAAAAGCCGCCATTGCCGGTCAAGCTGATTTATCATCCACTGTTGATGCCGTAACAGGATTTCTAAATGTCTACGGATTAGGGGCTGACCAAGCTTCCCGTGTCACAGACATAATGTTTGAGACTATGAAAAGAGGAAAAGTTACTTTCGAGCAACTTTCTGGTTCAATTGGTACGGTGCTCTCCCCTGCCAAATCTCTTGGAGTTTCAATGGAGGATCTTGGAGCCGTTCTTTCCACTGCGACACGGGGAAATATTGATATAAATACAGCCACTACAGCCCTACGAACTTTACTTTTTTCAATATTAAGCCCTACTTCTGAGGCAACAGAAAAAGCGGAAGAATTAGGGTTGGCTTGGGGTGCGAATGCTTTATCAACAAAAGGCCTTATTCCATTTTTAGCAGAATTAAGAGAAAAAACAGGTGGAAATGCCGAATCGATGCGAGCCTTAATTCCTGAATCAAGGGCTTTAAACCTTGCCTTGAGTGTAACCGGCGAACAATTTCAAGGCTTAATTGATGACCAGGAAGGAATTGAAGGGGCTTTTGGAGCAACAGAAGAGGCATTTGATAAGCAAGCTGGAACATTCAATGAAGGATTAGCGAGGCTAACGACGAAATTCGAGAGAATTAAAATAACAATCGGTGATGAGCTGGGACCGGTTATTTCTGATTTTCTTGATTTAGACATCTTGCCTCTAGTAGATGACTTTCAAGCCTGGGCTGAAGTCAATTCCGGCGTTATCGCTGACGGTCTTGACCTATTTTTCATTGATGTAGGCAAAGCATTAAGAGCGATTGATTTTAAAGTTGCTTTTGAGTTTGCGAAAGACTTAGCAAAATCATTTTTCGAGATAGGCAAAGAAGTCGGAAAAATAATACTAGCAACTGGTAGCTGGATCAAAAAGAATAAAGGACTAATTGAATCTAAGCTTGATACATTTACTAAAACAGTAACGGATACATTGAAGAATTTTGATGTTGAGGATTTTTTTACAAAGGTAGAAAAGTTTTTCACAACCATTGACAATATTCTAGACAGAATTGACAACGGAATTACCGCTGTAAAAGAAAATTTTAACTTTTTCGTCACCGAACCAATTTCAAAAATAATTAATTTTGCTAGCCTTCCAAGAAGGGCAGGTGAGGCTTTCAGTGAATTTCTTTTTGGTGGTGATGGTTCTGCTTTTGAGCAGGCTACCAGCCCAGCAAGCCGTAGTTTTAATAATTTTGTGCCAGTTCCGGCAACCTCTGGCTCTCAAAAATCAAGTTCCCAAAGTGTCAGCGTGGGAATTACCGTAAATCAGCAACCAGGCGAGGACTCAGGCCAATTAGCCAGGCGAATAAAAGATGAGTTTGTCAGGCTGAAAGAGAAAGAGGTTTAATTGTGGTTTTGAAATTTCCAACAGGCGGGGCGGTAGTTTTAACAATAACCCCATTTGAAACATTTGGCGGTAGCAGGGAAGTAGTTTTAAATGATGCCTACCTCGTTACCCCTCAACGGGTAATTAAAACGCAGAATCTAGCAGGAAATAAAGACTTGGTATCCATTCCATATGTATTTTTATCACTAGCAAATAAGCTTGCCTTAGAAAACTTCATTCGCAATGTTGCCGGTTATACAGAAAATGCTTTTGATATAGTTACCGATTTTGGGGAAACCTTCATTAATTGCATATTTACTACTAATCTTTTCGATGCTGTAAAAAATAAAGGCTTATTGTTTTCGGGAACTTTAGAAATAATATCAAGGGGTTAGAATGCCTTTAGCTGGCTTTACAAAATTAAGTTTATTTTTTGTGCAAGAAAATAGTGGAGTTAGTTTGTCTAATTGGCAAATTGGGGCAATTAACCTGCAAGGTAACATACCTGGTCGATTTGATTATATAGATTTTTCTAAATTTAAAGCCAACGGAGAAGATTTTAGAATTCTTGATAGCGACGATATAACTTTAATTGATTATGTAATTGTTAATTGGGATTCAGGCACAAAGTTAGCTGAAATTTGGATTAAAATACCTTCCTTGTTAGCCAATGAAAATAAAATATTATTCATTTATGGTAGTAATGCGGGGGCCTCTGACGCTTCAAGTTATGACAATGCAATGACAAAAATTGTAGATTCTACAATTCAAGGTTTGTGGCATTGTGATTTTGGATCTGGAACAACTCTTTTTGATAGTTCTGTTAATGGGTATGATCTTTTACTTTTAGGGACTGGTGGTTCTTGGGTTGGTTCTGACGGCGGTGATTTTGGAGGGAGAGCTTTTGCTTTTTCTAGTGGAGATCAAAGGCTGGCTGCTGCTACAAGTTTTGCAAGATCGGTATCAGGTCCATCAAACTTATTTCCCAGGACCGGAAACTATTCCTTACAAATTAGGGCAAACTACCCCGCCGCAATAACAAGCGTGCTTGTGAATCTTAATTTGTTTACGAACATTTTTAACAAGAATGTGTTTGAATTTGGGTTTCAATCCGGGAAATTATCTTTTGGGATTAGAGATGGTTTTGAACGGGTCGCTAAACGTATATCTGTTAACCAGGTGACAGATGGTAATGATCACCAGTTTGGCGTTAGTTGGAATAATGGGACACAGACGATAAAACTCATCCTTGATGGGCAAGAAATACCTTCTGTTGATAATGGATCTAGTGGAACTGTTGTTGATGTTAATCCTTTGGGCGAATTTTTCGCAATCAACGGGTTGGGTTTGGGGGGTGCCGGTAATTATGACGAAATAGCTGTTTGGCAACGTGAATTATCAGAAGCGGAATTTGCTGCACATTATTTCCGCCGTATATTTACAGCGAATCAACCGACGTGGGCTTTAGTTGCAGGTGTTACAATTTTCATTGAACCGATATCAGCAACTGTTGAAAATTTTGGGCTTTTGGAAATTCATCCAGTCAATAGGCCAATTGGTAAAGTTCTTGACAGGAAATTAACACAAGGAAATGACAATTTAACAACCGATCATGATGACCTCGAAACCCAATTTGTTGAATTGAAAATATTTGCAACGACTGCCCAAAAAGCCAGCCTAGAAACATGGTTCAAAACAACAGTTAATGGTCCTGAAAAATCATTTACAATTATTGATGCTGACGGCAACGAATACGCCGATTTAATATTCCTTAACCAGAGATTAAACTTTAAAAATAAAGGGCTTGGAACTTATTCTACTGTTTTGAGATTAAAGACAGAATGAAAACCTTAACCGCCAATTTCATCATAGAACAAGCAAAAGCCAGGGGTGCAAAACTTCGCTGGGTTGTTCGTGTCGAGGATTCGCCAAGTGATTTTTTAATGGCTGACCAAAAAGTGATTATTGGCGGTGATACATACCCCGGCCTTATCTTGAATGCCAGCAACCTGAATTCTGATGAATTGCACTTGAAGGCTTTGAATCAGAATCACGGCTCGATATGGTTATTAGGAATCCAGATCCGGCGGTAGGGGTTACGGCTGCAATTTTCAGCCAAGGGAAAAACATTGATGCTTTTCTTACCTATGAAGGTTTAATTTGTGCCGATAAAGTTGCGATTTTCAAAGGAAAATTTTCAATTAAGAGCGTTGGCAGCTCCTTAACTATAAAGTTTTTTTCCGGAAGTCGGGGAAACCTTTTTGACGCAACAATTGGCACGAAAATAACCCGGATTAATTGGCCTAGTGCGGACGTTTCCGCTATCGGCAGAATAGAGCCTATTCTATTAGGTAGAATCACTGACCATAAAACCTTAATAGTGAGCAATGGAGCCGTCACGACATTATCAAAAGATACAACTTTTAGCACATCAACATTATCTTTGACGGAAACAGAAAGAGACGGTTCCATTTTCCCGGCATTTGGGCAAGTAGTTATCGGCTCGGAGGAACTAGGTTATTCTTTTATAGTTGACAAGAAATTATATGGCGTTACTCCCAGGGAACGGGAATATTCCCAGGGTACCAAGATTTTTCAGAAAGTAACTAATCAAATTTTTCTGGTAAGTGGAATTCCAGTTTCAGCCGTCAACAATATTCGAGTAATTCCATTCAATTCTGAAGTTGTTGAAAGTGTCCTTTTAAATCCTGACACTTTCACGGTAACACTTGATAGTGGTGGCAAAACGATTGTTACCGTTACTGATATTATTGGAGTAAATAAACAAATAGAAGCGGTTATTGGCGATGGATTAATTAGTGTTGACCGGATAGCTGGTGATTTAATCTGCGACGTGGAAGGGCCGGTTGATGATGGTTCGGGAACTTATACTGGCACGCCTGGATTATTAATTGAGCAGGTAACACATTGCTTGAACTGGATAATCGATAACCTTAGCAATGGAGCTACATTATCAGATATTGATACAGATTCATTAACAGATTTAGAAGATAACTTTTTTACCGAATTCACCTATTCTATTGTAATTGATGTACAAACCACACTAAATAAATTACTAACCAGGCTTGGCACGCAGGCATTTTTTAAGCCAATTTGGGAAGCTGGCTTATTTAAAACCGTTCGGTTCAAAGAGTCTGAAGAAACAGCGGTTAAGGCCCTGGACACTGACAATGACCATGTTCAGGAAGTTATTAATCCTGAAAATATAAATAACACAATAGCAATCGACTTCCGTAAATTTGGATATCAAAACACAAATCAAAACAAGGTATATGATGCCGTTGTAGTTAATTCTAATCTCAACCGGCTGAAAGATCCGAAAAAAGAAGCATCTTATAAAACATCATTTGAACAGGCAGACGGATCACCGCCATTTTCAAAAACAAAAACCTTTTTAATGCCTGATATCGTCAATGATTCCCATACATTTAATTTGAGCGAGCGATATCATAAGATTTTAAAAATAGATGGAAGGAAATTCTTTTTTACAACCTATATAAAAAACATCGAATTAGAGCGTGGTGACGTGGTGACACTTACCATTCCTCAACTCTCAGGGATAACCACCATAAAATGTGCTATACTCAATATAGCGTCTAGCTTACCGTCCGCAAGGGATAAGCGAACTTTCATAATGGATATGCTGTTACAGAAATTGGAACCTGCTTTAATAGAAACAGCATTTTATTTTTTAGATGGAACTGAATTCCTTGATGGGGTCAGAACAATGAACGGTCCGGTAATACCATAATGAGCGACGAATTAAAACCAGAAATACCTTATATATCCCAACCTGATATTGGGGCTGAATTCATGACTACATCAGTAATGAACCGACCGCCAGGGATTAATTTTGACAACACTTCTTTAATTGCTGCCTACCTGGAAAATGGCTTTAAAAATCTTATTGTAAAAAACAATATAGTGACACCAGCCACAAAAGTTGATTGGCAAGCTAGTAGTCTTGTAACAAAATCAGCGACCGGAATAGCGTTTCATTCTGGTATAGCATTGATAACTATTGATTTTTCTTTAAATGGGGCAAAAAACAGGCTTGACACGGGATCTTTGGCGCAAAATACACAATATGCAATTTGGGCAATATACGATAAAGATCTTGACGAAATTGCAGGATTAGGGTCTTTATCATTCACTAATCCTACGATGCCGACAGGATTCACTTTCAAGAAACTAATAGGGTTTATAACAACAAAGCAAATCGCTACTACTATAATTCCATTCTATCAAATAGATAACGATTTCACATATTTAGAAAGCCTATCAGAGTTATCGTATTCGAGCGTTAGCACTACATCGTTTACAACGGTTGCCAATCCAGTATATTCAGGAAATAACATAATTACTAAAAGTGTTCTTATTTTTGCAAAAGTTGGTTCAACTATAGCACCTGCGAACAATATATTTTTATGGCGTCCTACTGATTTTTCAAGTTTTATAACTGGGGGGTTGCAAATAGTCTACGCAGACGGAACAGCGTTATTCACTACTGGATTAGGGAGTAGTCTTGCATATATAATAATAAACGCAGCCGGGGAAGTTGATTTCAGAGTTGCCTTTTCAGACTCAGCTACTTTTGCAGAGATACGAGGAATAAAACTAAATATATAGGATTAATTATGTCAGTAGTAAAATTCGAAAAATTAAGTGTGGTTGGTGTAACAAAAACACTTAACCTTAGCAACAGATCAGTAATTAATTATAAAATTGGTGCCTTGATTTTTCATAAAGAAGTGGTTGCAATTTCAGCGGCAACTTTCACCCTGGAAGATGCTCCAAATAATAGTGAAGAGTTGAACGGTGTT